ATACTGCCGCGATCGTGGTCACCTGCAGTTCCTTGAAAAGGCCAACCTGTGCGAAGAGTTCTTCGCCGGTAACCAGTGGGCCCAGGAAGACCTTTCGGCCCTGCGCGCACAGCGCCGGCCCGCCCTAACGATCAACAAGATCCTCTCCACCCTTGGAACGGTGTTCGGCATCCAGATCGAGAACCGGGCAGAGGTGCTGTTCCGCCCAACATCGGGCTCACCCCAGGAGACGGCCGAGGCCCTGACCAAGGTCTTCATGCAGATCGCCCAGAACAACCAGCTGCCCTGGGCTCGGTCGGAGATGTTTGCGGACGGGTGCATTCGCGGTCGCGGCTTCCTCGACGTCCGCCTGGACTTCACCGACAGTATGCAGGGTGAGGTTCGCATCACGAACCTGAACTCCAAGAACGTCGTGGTCGACCCGGACGCAGAGGAGTATGACCCCGACAGCTGGAATGACGTGTTCACCACGAAGTGGCTGACACCCCAGGACATCGAGGTTGTCTACAGCAAGGATGACGCGGAGATTCTTCGGCATCGGGACGGCTCGGCCTACCCCTACGGCTACGACTCCATCGACCGGGTTCGTGACCGCTTCGGTGGCAACCAGCTCCTGGCCGGCGCCTACGGCATCATCGATTCGCACAACGTCCGGCGCAATGTCCGGGTGGTCGATCGGCAGTACCGCCGGCTGGACAAGTGCGAGCACTTCGTCAACCTGAAGACCGGTGACCTTGTGCAGATCCCCAGCGCATGGGAGCGCAACCGGATCGCCCACTATCTGGAGGCCTCCGGTGGCGAGGTTACCGTCACCAAGAAACTGATCAAGCGCATCCGCTGGACGGTCACCGCTGACAACCTCGTTCTCCACGACGAGTGGAGCCCGTACCGACATTTCACGGTCGTCCCGTATTTTCCCTATTTCAGATACGGCCGAACCATCGGTCTGGTTGAGAACCTGATTGGCTCGCAGGAGCTGCTGAACAAGACCTCCAGCCAGGAGCTGCACGTCGTGAACACCACGGCGAACAGCGGCTGGAAGGTCAAGGCCGGCTCCCTGGTCAATATGTCGATCGAAGAGCTGGAGATGAAGGGTGCCCAGACGGGTCTAGTCCTCGAATTGGACGACATCACGGCCGCCGAGAAGATCACCCCGAACGCCACGCCGACCGGCCTTGATCGGATCAGCTACAAGGCTGAGGAGCACATCAAGTCGATCTCCGGCGTGTCTGATTCGATGCAGGGCTTCGACCGTGAGGACGTGGCGGCCAAGGCCATCCAGACCAAGCGGCAGGCCGGCGCCACTGCCCACGCCAAGCCGCTCGACAACCTTGGTCGCACCGACTACATCCTGGCCCGGAACGTTCTTCACATGGTTCAGGACCACTACATTGAAGAGCGTCTGATCACCATCACCCACGACGACCCGACTCGCGAAACCGAGTCGATGATGGTCAACCAGTTCGACTCGGCAACCGGCCAGATCGTCAACGACCTGACCATTGGTGAGTATTCAATTGTCGTCTCCAGCCAGCCCTATCGCGAGTCCCTGGAGGACACCCAGTTCGATCAGGTTCTGGCCATGCGGGAACAGGGGATTGCCATCCCAGACACGGTCATCATCGAGACCAGCCGCCTCAACCGGAAGGCTGAGATCCTCAAGCAGATGGCCGGCGACACCGAGTCCCCCGAGGCGCTGAAACGCAAAGAGTTGGAATTGCGCATGCTCGAGGCCGAGGTGGCCACCGCCGAAGCCGAGGCCATGAACAAACAGGCTGATGCGAAGCTCAAGCTGGCCAAGGCCGAAGAGTCGATCGCCAAGGCCCAGGGCGGCGAGGGTGATCCGATGGCTGAGCTGGAGCTGGAGCGCCAGAAGGCCGAGGCCGACATCCAGCTTCAGCGCGAGAAGATGGAAATGGAGTTCGCCCTCAAGAAGGAAGAACTGAATATGACGCTGGCCATCAAGCGCGAGGAGCACGCACTGGATAGCCAGCTCAAGCAGCAGCAGGCAGCGCAGGACGCTGAGATCAAGCAGCAAGACGCGGTGGTTCGCCGCGCCGAAGGCTTCAAGAGCCAATCAACCAACAGCCAGGAGAAGAAGTGATGTTTGAGGATGATGATCTGAACGAGGACCGCGGCGACGACTTCACCCCGGTCGCATCCGAGGCCAAAGAGCCGGAGGAAAAAGAGCCGGAAGAAAAAGAGGACGATGACCAGCCTCGCGGCCCGGACGGCAAGTTTGCCAAGAAGGACGACGGTCAGCCCGCCGACCAGCGGATCCCCAAGGCCCGCTTCGACGAAGCGGTGAACAAGGAGCGCGAGCGCGCCGAAGCGGCCGAGCGCCGGCTCGCCGAGCTGGAGGCCCGGCTCACCAAGAGCGAGCCAACCAAGCCCACCGTCGACCCCCGCACCGCCGAGGTCGACACCCTGGACTCCAAGATTGTCGAGCTACACTCCAAGCGTGACGGCTTCCTGGCCGACGGCAACGCCGAGAAGGCCTCCGAGCTGCTCCGTGAGATCCGGGCCGAAGAGCGCAAGCTCATGCGCCTCGAAGCCGAGATGATCGCCGAGGAGAAGGCGGGTCGCGCCACCTCCCAGGCTTCCGAGGAGTCTCTGGTTGACGGCGTGGTTGCCACGCTGGAAAGCACCTATGAGGTGCTGCGCAATGGCTCCGAAACCTACAACGAGCGCATGATCGACCTCGTCGTTGCCGAACAGCAGCGCCTCATGGCCACTGGTCTGAGCCCCTCCAAGGCCCTGCTGAAGGCAGGCACCGACATCATGGAACTGGTGGGTCAGAAGAAGGCCACCGACGAGACCAAGGGTGAAGATCTGAAAGAGGTGCGACGCAAGGAAGCCCTGGCCAAGAACCTCGACACGGCCAAGCGCCAACCCGGGGCACTGAAGGACGTCGGCCTGGACAGCAACGCCGCCGGGGCCGAGAGCTTGAACCTCGAGGTCGACAAGATGACCGACAAGGAGTTTGGCTCCCTGAGCGAAGAACAGCTGGCCAAGCTGCGGGGTGACTATGTCTGACCTGATTGGTTACCGCGTGCCGACCTTCACCGAGTCGGATGAGTTCGGGGTCGCCGGAGCGACGCCTTCTGAGGAGAAAGTGATGAACTTCGGACAAGCGCTTGAGGCATTGAAGATGGGTCGCCGAGTGGCTCGGGATGGTTGGAACGGCAAAGGGATGTTCGTGTTCCTCGTGCCAGGCTCCAACTTCAAGGTCAACCGGCCTCCGCTTCTCGGCATCTACCCGGAAGGTACGGAGATCAATTACCGCCCGCACATCGACCTGAAGGGTGCCGACGGCAGCGTGAGCACCTGGGCGCCTAGCGGTAGCGACGCCTTGGCCGAGGACTGGGAGATCCTCGAATGACCCTGCCCACCCAAGTCACCGCCGAGGCCCTGGCTGCCAAGATCGTCGATGTGCAGTACGTAGTCATGCCTAACGGTCGCACCACGATCTGCCAGCTGACAATGGAGAACGGCTTCACCGTCGGCGGCGAGTCCAGCTGTGCCAGCGTCGAGAAATTCAACGCCCAGATCGGTCGTGAGTACAGCTACAAGAGTGCGCTGGACAAGGCATGGGCCTTCGAGACGTATCTCCTGGCCGAAGATCGTCATCGTGAATCCCGCGGCGACACCAACACCCTGGAGTCTCTTCAGCAAGAGGCTCGCCTGAAGCTGGTTCATGAGCTGATGGACATCCTGCGCATCGATGACCCCGAAGCAATCATCAGGCATGTGAGGCACATGAAGCATTGCCTTGACGGCTTGGCAAAACTGAATCTCAACGCGAAAGGAAGGTGATCCTTGTCTGTTGTAGAGTCTGACGAAGTCTGATAGAGTCCTCTCGTCAGTTTGACATTGGGTTTATCCCAATGAAGTAGTGCAAAAAACCCTGGCAGGCGGTTTGTAGTCTGCCGTTCCCCCGCATCCTGAGCGGGCACCAACAGGACGCTTCGACCCCGTGACGGCCGCGATTCGCACTTTGCCAGCGACACAGGCAGACGCAGACACCGCGAGAGAGTGCCAGAGAGCAAAAGCTCGAAACGCGAATCAAGGCCAACACACACGGAGGTTGAAGCATGAGCTTTACCAACTTCGCGACCCTGACCAACGAACAGAAGACCACTTGGTCCAAGCAACTGTGGCGTCAGGCTCGCAACCAATCTTTCATCGGCAAGTTCCTGGGCACCGACGCCAACTCGCTCATCCAGCACATCACCGAGCTGAAGAAGTCCGAGAAGGGCGCCCGCGCCGTCATCACCCTGCTGACCGACCTCGAAGGTGACGGTGTCGCCGGTGATCGCACGCTGGAAGGCAACGAAGAGGCGATGAAGAGCTTCGATCAGGTCATCCAGCTTGATCAGCTTCGCCACGCCAACCGCCACGAAGGCCGCATGGCCGACCAGAAGTCCGTTGTGGAGTTCCGCTCCAACAGCCGCGACGCCCTGGCCTACTGGCTGTCCGACCGCATCGATCAGCTGGCCTTCCTGACCATGGCCGGCATGAGCTATGCCAACAAGAACTCCGGCGGCCTGCGTACCGGCTCCGACATGATCACCCTTGAGTTCGCCAAGGACGTCAGCGCGCCGACCAGCAAGCGCCTGTTCACCTGGGACAAGGCTTCCATGTCCCTGATGGACCCGACACAGAAGACCAATCTGTCGGCGTCCTTCCTGGCCGCGGACACCCCGTGCTGGGAGCTGTTCGTGCAGCTCAAGGCCTACGCCAAGGACAACTACATTCGCGGCATCCGCGAAGATGGCGGCGAGGAAACCTTCCACGTCTTCCTGTCCCCGCAGGCCATGGCCAAGCTCAAACTTGACCCGACCTACCTGCTGAACCTGCGTCATGCGCAGCCCCGTGGTAAGGACAACCCGCTCTTCACCGGTTCCACCGTGAAGATCGACGACATCTACATCCACGAATTCCGCCATGTGCCGAACACCCGCACCTCCGTCTCCGGCAGCAAGTGGGGTAACACCGGTACCGTCAACGGCTGCCGCATGCTGTTCTGCGGCGCTCAGGCGATGGGCATGGCCGACATCGGCAACCCCGAGTGGGTCGAGAAGGGCTTCGACTACGAGAACCAGCAGGGTATCGCCACCGGAAAGATCCTCGGCTTCCTGAAGCCGAAGTTCTACACCCAATACTCCGGCAGCACCGTCGAAGACTTCGGCGTGATCGTTGTCGACGTGGCCCAGTAAGGAGGACCGCATGAAGAAGCAAGCTACCCGCGGGGCTCAGATCCCCCTGGCCGCCGAGTTCAACTTCGCCTTCAACGAGTTCGTCGTCGACAGCGTCGACAACACGAAGAAGACCCTCGGCTCCACCGTTGCCAACTCCACCGATCCCGGCGAGACCGGTCTGCTCGGCCCTGTCGCCAACACCGTGGTGTTTGACGCCATCCCCCTGCCGATCGGCGCTGTTGTGACCGGCGGTGAGGTGATCGTGGAAACGGCCTACGCCGGCTCCACCGCAGCCACCCTGTCCGTGGGCGTGGCCGGTGCGACCACCGCCCTGGCCAACGTGGTCGACCTGAAGACTGCTGCGCGCACCGCTCTGACCCTGAGCGCCACCTCTCAGCTGGTCGCCAATGACGGCAAGAACATTCGCCTCACCCTCGCCTATACCGTGGCCAACGCCACGGCCGGCAAGGTGCGAGTGCGGCTGAACTTCACCATCGACGGTCGCCAGGACCAAGCCCTGGGCCTGTAAGCCCTGACCCGCAGAGCCCTTCGGGGCTCTGCTCACATGGAGAAGTGATATGTCTGAGACCAGCCTGCCCGAGTTCGTCCTGAACCGGAACCACACCCTTATTTCCCTCACCGGCAAGGCCATCCGTTTCGAGAAGGGCACACCCCGTCCTGTGCCGCTCGACCTGATCAGAGAGGTTGTCGGTATCGGCGCCACCCGTGTCGAGGGTGACAACGGTGACGGCTTTGACGATGACGAAAAGCTCGTCCCTGGCGAGCCGACCGGCCCCGAACGCGACGCCCTCCTGATCGCCGCATTCGAGGAGCTGATCGCCAAGAACGACCCCAACGACTTCGGCGCCAACAACCGCCCGAAGGCCTCCGCTGTGAAGGAGGTGTCTGGTCTGAACGTCGACGCCAAAGAGCGCGACCGGATCTGGATGATCTACATGGCCAAGAAGTCCGCCGAGGACTGACCAATGCAGAACTCCCTCGAGCTGCTTGGTGCTTGGCGATCGACCATTGTCGACGACGCCGAGCCCTACCTCTGGACCGACGAGGAAGCGTATCGATATGCCGACTCGGCGTACCGGATGTTCGTCAGGCTGATCGGGGGGATCCACGACTTCACCAGCAGCGTGACGCTGATCCCGGTCGTTGCCGGTGAAGCCCTGGCCACTGTGGATCGCTCGATCCTGCGCTTCGACAGCGCCCATCGAGTGTCCGACGGCCGGGACATCAGCATCCTGAACTGGACCGACCGCAACACCATGCGGAAGGACGACTACGGCTTCAGCAAGAACCTCTACACCGACGCCACCCCTGGCGAGGTCCGCTACATGGTGGTGGGGAACCAGACCGGAATCGTGAAGTGGGTGCAGGTTCCTGTGGTCGACGACGAGGTGCAGTTGCAGGTGTATCGCCTGCCTCTGGCTCGA